AGCCGGCGGTGGTGTCATGGACCGCGAGGAGTTCCGAGACCTCACGTTCCAGATCGGCGACAAGCTGCGCGCCGATGCCGAGAAGATCATGAAGAAGTTGGCCGACGATCGCGCGGCCCGCATGGAAAAGAAAATTGCCGACCGCATGCAGGAAGGCAACTACTACCGCGCGATGGATGCGTTCGTGGAGGACTTCACGACGTACCCCGCGGCGATTCTGAAGGGTCCGGTCTACAAGCGGCACAAGCGCTTGACTTGGGGCGCCGGCTGGAAAGCCCAGGTCGACAACGATTCGATCCAATGGTGGGACCGGGTCAGTCCGTTCGACATCTATCCCGGCCCCGGCGCCGCGACCCCGCAGAAGGGCAACTTCATCGAGCGCATCCGCTTCCAGCGTGATGAACTCTACGACTTGAAGGGTCTCCCAGGCTACCGCGACGATCAGATCGACGGCGCGCTGAAGGACTACAGCAACGGTCACCTCGAAGGGTGGCTGTGGACGGAGGGGGAACGCCAGCGGCTCGAGCAGGAGACGATGTACCTGTTCCTCTCGCCGCCTGGAATCATCGACGCGCTGAACTTCTGGGGTCGCATCCCTGGCTGGAAGCTGCTGTCCTGGGGCGTCGAGGGCATCGACACCAAGGACACCACGCGCGAGTACGAGTGCAATGTCGTGATCTGCGGCAGCTATGTGCTTTACGCCGCGCTGAACCCGAACCCGCTGGGCCGGCGCCCGTACCACAAGGCGTGCTACGACGAGATCGCTGGCGCGTTCTGGGGCCGCTCGGTTCCCGACCTGTGCGAGACCCCGCAGAAAATGTGCAACGGCATCGCGTGCGCGACTGCCGACAACCTCAGCATTGCCAGCGGGCCGATGTCGTGGGTGCACGTCGACCGCTTGGCCGACGGTGAGCAGTCCCTCGAGATGTTCCCGTGGAAGCAGTTCCAACTGCGCAGCGACCCGACGCAGGGGGTGAACCCTGGCATCGGGTTCTTCCAGCCTGACGATCGCAGCGCCAACCACATGGCGCTGTACGAGAAGTGGGAGATCCGCGCCGACGACGCGACGGGCATCCCGCGCTACACCTACGGCAACGAGCGCGCTGGCGGCAGCGCCGACACCGCGACCGGCCTGCAGATCCTGATGAGCAATGCGGCCAAAGGCCTGCGCCGCGGGATTTCGAACATCGATGCGAACGTGATCGAGCAGTCGATCTACGACACGTTCGTCAACGAGATGCTCTACGGCACCGACGAGAGCATCAAAGGCGACTGCGCCGTGGTGCCGCGCGGCGCCGCGATGATCTTGATCCGCGAATCGGCCCAACAGCGGCGCATCCAGTTCCTGACGATGACCGCCAACCCGATCGATGCCGCGATCATCACGCCCAAGTACCGCGCCGCGCTGCTGCGCGAGACGGCTGCTGCGATGGAACTCCCGGTCGACGAGTGCGTCCCGAGCGACGAGGCTGTCGACCAGCAGATGCAGCAGCAACAGCAAGCTGCTGCGGCGCAGCAACAAGCCCTGGTGCAGGCCGAACAGGTCAAGCAGGACACGACGCTGCGCATCGAGCAACAGAAGAACGACGCGCAGATGCAGCGCGACAACTCGATCCAGAACGCCAACATCATGGGCACGGTCATCAAGACCGCAGTTCAGGAAGCGTTCGCCAAAGACCGCGAGAACGGTCGCGTCGGAAGCCCCAGCGACAAGGAATCGGTCAAGGCGCTCACGCCAGCCGTTGCCTGATTGTCGCCATAGTTGCTTCCTGGCGACAATTCGCGTATAGAATACGCGCCCATGCGCCTTAGCCCGGAGTTGGTTAGCTTTTTCGAGCGGTTTGCGAAAACCCCCGAGGCTGGCCTTATCCGCAAGGCGCTGAAGGAAGAGCTAGACGAGAGTCACGTGAAGATGCGGACCCTGGAAGGTGCAGAGATGCATCGCGCCCAGGGTCGGGCAGCTTTGCTGGACACGCTGATCGCGAATTTCAGCGCAAAGCTCGTTTTGGTTCAACCAACCACGCGTCTGGCACCCGGGTCGCGCCGGGTCTCAGAAGACGTGTGGGGATGAGGGAATCGCAGTTGGCTGCATCCCTGAACGTCAACGAACCCCAGAGTCCCTGGATCGTGGAGATTTGAATGCAGGCTCCCCAAGCCACGAGAGAACTGAAGCTGCCCCGAGCGGTACTGCGCATGTCGAAAGCAATCGAAGCGCGTCTGGCCACCGGTGCAATTTCCGATGAACCAGCAGTCGATCCTGCACTCCCGGCCCCGCCGGCTGCCGATGCGACTGCCACCCCGAGCCCGGCCCCGGCGACCCCGCCAGCCCCTCCTGTGGACCCGCGCCACAGCGACCCTGCCTACTGGAAGCACCGCTTCGAGATCATGCAGGGCAAGCTGATGCAAGAGCGCGATCTGCACAAGGCTGAGATCGACGGACTCGAAGCTCGGATTGCTGATCTGGAGACCGAGGTCGCCCAGAAGGAGCAAGACATTTCGACTTTGAAGGCAAGTCCCCCACCGTCGAGCAGCAAGATTGACATCGGGCAGTTTCTGACGCCCGAAGAGGTCGAGCGGATCGGTGAGGACGAAGCCACCACGCTGATCTCCGTAGCCAACAAAGCTGTGCAGACTGCTGTCGATGCCGCGCTCGCCAAGATGGCGCCCGCGCCGGCCCCGACACCCGCTGCACCGGCCCCGAAGGTTGCCGATCGTGCGACTCGTGAGGCTGAACGTGAAGCGCGCAGTGCGCGTCAAAAGTTCATCGATGACCTGTCGGAGTTGGTTCCCGACTTCCAGGCCATCGACGAGTCAGTGGGGTGGAAGACTTGGCTCGCCGAGAAGAAAGGTCCACGCGGACGGGTGCGCAACGACGTGCTGCAAGCTCACATGCGAATCGGCGATGCCGAGTCGGTGGCTGAGATGTTTGAGCAGTATCGTGCCGAGAGCGCCCCGAAGCCCGCTCCTATCACTGCGCATGCGGAAGGTGGTCAGAACGATGACACACCACCCGTGCGCGGTGGCGGCGCGTTGACGCCCCTCACCGACAAAGAGGTGCGGGACTTCTACAAACGCTCTGCGGTCAGCAAGGTGAGTGATTCGGAACGCAAGACTTTCGAGGCGAGGCTAGCCCTCCGCGCTGCTGCACGTCAGCAGTGAACTCCAATCCGTTTCTTTGAGGTGTTGAATCATGGGCGTTCCACGTAACACAGGCATTCCGGACTATGGTCCCGGTGGCCTGATCAACTATGACCCGGTCATCTACTCGGGCAAGTTGGTCGAGAAGTTCTACAAGACCACGGTGTTCGGCGAGATCTGCTCGACCGATTACGAAGGCGAGATCGCCGGCATGGGCGCGCAAGTGTCCATCCGCACGATCCCCGACATCACGGTCGTCGACTACGTCACCGGCAACGGTCTGACGGCGCTGTACCCGTCGAGCAACTCGGTCACCCTGGTGATCGATCAGGCCAAGGCCTTCGCCGTGGCGCTGAACCTCGTCGACATGCGTCAAGCCGACGTCGACATGGCCGACGTGTTCGCCAACGATGGCAGTATCCAACTGCGCATCGCGGTGGATGCCGACGTCCTGCAGACGATCCCGGCGGACGTCTCGACGAACAACCAAGGCCTGACGGCTGGCGTCGATTCGAACCTGAACATCGGCACCTCGAGTGCCCCGTTCGGGCTGACCAAAACCAACGTCGTCGAGTTCATCGTCGACCTGGGCACGGTCCTCGATGAGCAGAACGTGCCCGACGAAGGTCGCTGGCTCGTTGTGCCGCCGTGGGTCACCGCGCTGGTCAAGAAGTCGGACCTGAAGATCGCATCGCTGGCCGGTGACGGGGTTTCGATCCTGCGCAACGGCAAGATCGGTGAGATCGACCGGTTCACGATCTTCCAATCGCGCAACCTGCTGACGACTGTCAGTCCCGGCCCCGCGACGTTCCTGATGTTCGGCCACAGCGCCGGCCTCACGTTCGCGGCCCAGATCATCGAATGCCAGATGATCGACAACCCCAACGACTTCGGCTACGTCATTCGCGGCCTGATGGTCTTCGGTTTCGAGGTGATCGAACCGAAGTACGTCGGCACCGCGGTGGTCACGCCGGGTTGATTCCAGTAGGATGGGGGCTTAGCCCCCGTCCAACTGGGCGTTGAAACCTGACAGGAGTTGAAGATGAAGACGAGCAATCCCTATGGTCCCGGCATGCCGGTGAAGTACACCCCGGAAACCGTGACGGCGGAACTGGCGAAGGATGGCGGCAAGTTCAAGGCCCGCTACCCGAGCGGCATTCCGAGCAACAGCCAGAAGAGCGCGAACGCCGGCAGCGGTGTGAAGCGTCGGGCATACACGCCGGGTGGCCCCGCCGGTTCTTAAACCCGGCTGAGTGACCTAGCGGGAGCCGGCGCTGCCACAAGCGGTGCCGGCTTTCTTCCATCAACCTGAAGAGAGAACCATGATCACTGAGCAAACCGAAGCCAAGGTCGCAGATGCGCGCGCCCGTGCTCGGCAGGACAAAACCAATCCCCTGCTGATCAGCACTGAAGATGGTCGCCTGCTTCCCAACATCCCCCACATCCGCAAGAACCCGAAGTACGTCATCTACAGCGGCGACGTGAAGGCCTCGCTCGAGGAACGCATGCTGTACCTGAAGTCGATGGGTCGCGTGCCCGGCGCGCGCCGCGTCGTGAACACGGCGGTCGACGATGACAGCAAACCGTTCGACATCGGCTCGGCGACCAAAGCCGAGATCATCGAATTCGCGCTGGTCGAGTTCGGTCAAGATCTCGACAGCAAGGTCGACATCCGCACGTTGCGCAAGACGGTCATCGATCTCGCCACCATGCGCGATGCGTCGATGAAGAAGGCCACACCGGTCGAGCAACTGAGCTAAGACGATGCTGGCCTCGGTCCCAATTGACGAAGTCCGGACGATCCTGCTGGATACGTCGGGCGTTGCCTACTCGTCGCCCGATCTCGTCGCGTTCCTGAACGACGCGTTGCGGGCGACGACGGACGTCAAGAAGGACCTCTACACCATCAACGGAGAGATCCCCCTCGTTGCGGGGATCATCCAAGAGATCCCTGAAGACGGGGTCGAACTCTTCGACATCACGCACAACCGGGAATCGGGTCAGGTGTGCACGCAAGTTGACCTCGATCTGCTGCAGGAAACGAACCGGTTCTGGCCGCAGGACACACCGACGGTCAGCGTCGAGAACTGGGCCTTCAACCCGAAGAGTCCGCGCCGCTTCTACGTCACACCACCGAACACCGGTGGTTCGGGGGTCTCGGTGATTGGGCTGTACGGTGCCGTGCATCCCGAGATCGCCGATGCTGCCGATGAATTGCAGATCAGCCCTGAGAACCAGCACCTGCTGGTGAACTACATGCTGGCGCGCGCCTACAGCGTCAGCAGTAAACGGTACGACCCCACGAAGGAAGCGTACTACATGAACGAGTGGAAGCAGGGTGTCGGCCTGAAGAGCACTGCTCAGATCGCGGCTGCCCCGCGCGTGTCCGAGTCGCCAGGGAAGTGATCGATGGAGTTCGTTGACACCTTCACTCAACTGCGCGAACTCGCGCAGATCGTGCGCAAGTGCCCGACCACGACGCTCAAACGCGCCATGATCCGCTCGCTGCGCGACTTCTGCGCCGACTCGCATTGGCTGCGCACGAAGGTCGTCATGGACACGTCGGTGACCTCGAGCGGGCTCGACGGCACCTACAACATCACGTTGTCCGACCCGCAGCAGGAAGAGCATCTGGATGTCATCGCGATCCGCGGTGACATCATCGGATTGGACACCTCGCGCGGCGGGTTGATCCCG